ATACTCTGCAATTTCCTGAACCGTGACTTTGCCGTCAACATTACAAGCATTAAAGGTATTTATGAGTTCAGCGTTTTTGTCTGCTGATTTAGCTTTAGCATTGGCTGACTGCTTTGCGTGACCTTTTGCAGCTCCTCTCTGCCAAGGTGTTAGGTCAATATCTGTTTGTAAGTCTTTCAGAACTCCTATCTGGTCTACTTCGTGAACCGGATACTTAAAGTAAAGATTTTTGGGCTTGAATTTCGGAAACTCTCTGAGAGTACCCTCCATTCTCCACGCTGTTATCTGCTCCACATACTCGTCAGACGCACATAAATCCATTTTAAGAGCCTCATAACAGTCACGTGATAAATTATCACAGCAAAGCTTTAACGTTGCACCACGGCTCATTAAATCGTCAGGAGAGGCATCTCTCATAGTATCAGGAGAATATTTATTAAGATACTCTGCACATACACGACAAGCTTCATTATTTTTTAGTTGCTTTATAATATCTTCGCTAAGAGTAAGTTCAACCATATCAATGAGTGCATCAGGGTCACGTGCAAATACTCCCGAGCCTGATGCTCTGTCCATACTTCTTTTACCTCCCTGATTACCTTTGGAATGGTGGTGACAGTAAATAACCGCACATTCCAGTGATGTGCATACCTTGTCAAACTGATTACAGAAGTGAGCCATTTGGTCAGCACTGTTTTCATCACCTGTTATAATTTTATAAATAGGGTCAATAATTACAGCAAGAAAATTTTCACGTTTTGCTCTCCATATCAGGCTCGGTGCGAGTTTATCCATAGGCTTTGTAAGTCCTCTGAGATTCCATATCCGTAAATTATTCAAGTTCATAGGTGGTATTTTAAGAGATGAATACACGTCTTTTACACGATGAAGGCAAGATGCTTTATCAAGTTCAAGGTTTACATACAGCACTTTTCCTTTTGTGCATTGCCAGCCGAGCCATTTTCTCCCCTCGGCTATGGCAATTGCAAGCTCTATAAGTGCAAAAGATTTTCCGGCTTTTGACGGACCTGCAAGCAACATTTTGTGTCCCTGTCTGAGAACATTTTCTATCAAAGGCGGTGCAAGGTCAGGCATATTTTCCCATGCTACTTCCATACTTTCAAAATCCGGCAAGTCATCGTTTACGGATTCAATCCATTCTTTCCAGTCGTCCCAGGAAGGAAAACCTGTATTTGTTTCTATAAGAAACTGTTTTTTTCCGTTTCGCATTACTCCGGGCATACGTGAAAGCCTTGACGGGTTACGGCAATTTCGGTCAACATGTAAGCCGTTTTTGTCGCATATTTTGTAAAGAAAGTCAACACGTTCACGATACTCTTTAAAGTTTCCTGCTTCTATGCGGACGATTGCGTGGAGTGATTTTCCGCCTGTAAAAACAAGTGCGGCTATCGGAAGCTTCAGGTCGTGCATTATTCCGTTCTGCTTTGCTATTGGTATACTGTCAGACTCAACGAGAGCATAGCGAAAATCAGCAACATTGTCGTTTTTTACACCCTCTCCGTTTAGCGGATTGAATCTTATCCACGCTCCGCATTCAGGGTTTGTATCACCAAATACGGAAGAAATATCGCCATTATATCTGGACAGTTCCTGAAGAAGTTGCCCTGCTGTTCTGTCATAGCAACCTGCCGACGGCTTATATTTTCCGCCATCGTCTTCATCTTTCCATACTTCTGTTACATATCCGACTATATCAGACATTTCAAAAAGGGCTTCAAGATATTTTCTGATTTCAGAAGCAGGATTCCAGTTTTCTGGCTCTTTAATGGGCATTTCCTGAGTAGTTTCAGTAGAAGTTATGGTGTAGTTCTCCTGCTCGATAATATCATTCCATTCCAGTGCTTTCCCGCTGATTTTGTGAGAAGGACTGAAACCTCCTTCAAGAGCCATTTTTACTATTGTGCCTGCTGTAACGGGATTTTCATTCCCGTTAAAGCTTTTCCATTTTCTTTGACATTCACCGCACTTATAACGTGCAGGGTCTTTCATTGACCATTGGTCCCATACATCAACGTCATATCCTGCGTGTCTGAGAGCCATACCCACACTGCACCACTCCTGATAGTCAAGTTCAGCAGGATTTATATAGTCAAGCAATTCTTCAAGATTATCGTTTTTATAGTTCATTTATACCTCCGGCACATATGTGTGAGGGTCGATTCCATTAGGCACACTTTTCCAACCAAGACAAGCGATACGCTGTATCATGTTGGAAGCGGCATCAAAGCTCCAGTTGCCTACATGCTGAAATCCGTATTTTTCAAGTCGTCTTATCTGCTTTGGAGTTGCAAGTCCCTGAAGCTGTCTTTGAGCACACGCTCTAAGAATTTTTTCTGCTCGTCCTGCCGAGTCAACAGCTTCAGGGTCAATTCCTCTGCTTTCAAGCTGTTTTCTCTGCGATTCTGATACAGGATTTTGCTCCCAGCCGAATGACGGAACATAACTGCTTAACATATTATCCTGTATGCTCATAGCGTATTGCATAGGGTCAACGAGCTTTGAACGGCGTTTTTTCAGCTTTTCAAGCTTTTCAGCAAGAGCAGATTCACGTTCATTTACAACATCTTCAGAAGCGTTTCTTTCGGCTTCTTCAATATCCATCGGGCACCCTGCCTCTGCAATCTGTGCAGTCATTTTTTCAGCAACTTCCTGATTTTCAGCAATCAAGCACGCCGGTCTGCAAAGTTCATGACGTTCAGTATGCCATAAAAAATCAAGTAAAAGCAAGTGGTCTTTTCCTTCTGCAAGGCGTGTTCCACGTCCTACCATTTGACAGTATAATGCTCTTACTTTCGTTGACCTGAGAACCACAACACAGTCAACATCAGGACAATCCCAGCCCTCCGTTAAAAGCATTGAATTACATAAAACATTGTACTTTCCATCTGCATAATCTTTTAAAATTTGTTCACGATTTTCCGAGTCGCCGTTCACTTCAGCGGCTCGAAATCCATGACGTATCAGTATATCTCTGAATTTCTGTGATGTTTTAACCAACGGAAGAAATACAACCGTTTTTCGATTTGCACAATGTTTTGCCATTTCTTCTGCTATTTGTTCAAGATAAGGGTCAAGAGCAGTTGCTATATCACCGGGTTTATAGTCTCCTGCTGATGTTCCGACCTTTGTAAAATCGATTCTGATAGGCACTGTAAGAGCTTTTATAGGCACAAGATAGCCCTCTTTAATAGCCTGGGGAAGCGTGTATTCATAAGCAAGGCTGTCAAATACTTTTCCTAAATTCTGTTGGTCTCCTCTATCAGGAGTAGCAGTTACTCCGAGAACTTTTGCATTATTAAAATAATTGAGAATTATCTGATAGCTATCTGATATAGCGTGATGTGCTTCATCAATGATGATAGTATCAAAGTAATCAGGGCTGAATTGTTCAAGTCTTTTAGCTCTCATAAGTGTCTGCACACTGCCAACAGTGACTCTGAACCATTGCCCGATACAGCTTTGCTCTGCTTTTTCTACGGAACAGCCAAGACCTGTTGTTTTCATTATTTTATCAGCGGCTTGTTCAAGCAGTTCGCCACGATGTGCAAGTATAAGCACACGTTCGCCTTTTCTTACAGAATCTTCGGTTACAGCGGCAAAAACAATGGTTTTGCCACAGCCAGTAGGAAGAACGAGCAGGGTTTTAGCCCTGCCCTTATCCCATTCTTCCCAGACTGATTTTCTTGCTTCTTGTTGATACGGTCTAAGTTTCATTATGTATCACCTCAGAATTTTCCCGGAGTCCAACCTCCTGCCTGAACAGGAGCAGGAGCAGGCTGATTTACCGGCTGTGATGATATAGCAGGCTGGTCGTAACTCGGATACAGCTTTTCTATGCGGTTAATCTGTCTGTTTTCGCCATTTTTCTGATAGTTGTGAATGTTGATTTTGCATACACCTGTTTTACCTATAAGTTCAGGCGACCACATCATTCTAACGGGTTCATTCTTCTTTTTAAGTCCGATTGAAGCGAAGAGCTCGGAAAGTTTCCACTCCATTTTCTGATGAAGAAAAAAATTTTCAGTTACCTCAACACTTCTGCCGTCAGCAGAAATAACTTCAAAAGTTACTATTGCCTTATTGCAAGCAGGAATTTTGTCACTGCCTGTGTGTCTTCCCTTAGAAAAGTCTTTGATAGTGAAACGGTAATCTCCGGCAGGAAGCAGGATAAAACTGCTTTCCTCCTTGATAACGTCATCCCAGCCGTATGAGCCGTCATTCTGAGTTGTTGCCTGATTGTAGTTATTCTGATAATCCATAATAATTTCTCCTTTCAAAATGGTAAACGATGTTTAAGAACTTCTGCATGAACCTGAGTCCACGCTCCTATGAGACAGCCGGTTATAAAGTCAAGCGGATAATCCTGAAGTTTCATACCTTTGGGCATATATCCTTTTACATCAGAGCAAACGTGTTCAAGCTCTCCGGCTGTTACGAGATTAGCTTGCATAAGGTCAGCAAGTGCATCAGGAACACCTGTAACACGCTCATACGGAGGAAGTGTTACATCTTCAAATTCAGAATACTGCTGTTTTTCTGATTCAGGTTCTGTGCTGATTCCAGCCGCCTGTGCCTTAGCGACTAACTGCTGTGCAGGTGAAACCGGTTCAGGAACAGGTTCAGAGGCTTTCTGTACCGCAGGCGGTGCAAAGATATGTGAAATGCTTTCCCATGCAAGCGGCAGACGGTCAGGAAGTCCGAAACGGTTCTTTGCGTCCCACCAAGCTGTTTTTGTTGTATAAATTACACGTTCGCATGATGTTGCTTTACATTTTTTACCTTTGTCGTCAATAGCTATAACATTGGTACGGAATGCAAGGAAAAGAGTAATGTCAGACCACTCTTTCAGAAGGGGAGCAATCTTGTTTGTGGTCTTGTTACCAAGTTTCAGTTCCCAGTGGTCAAATTCTTCTGTTTCTTCGGGCAGAGTAGTTTTTCTGCTGACAGCGTGGCAAAGAAGAACGATATTAATTCCTGATGAAATGAGTCTGTCCGTTCTATCAAGGAAACGTCCGATTTTTTCCTTTTCAAATTCCCAGCCTTTACCATAGCTGATCCCTTCTATACCTGTCACTTTATGTTCTGCGCAAAGCTCATCAAGTGCAAGTCTTTCAGCCCAGTCAAAGGTATCTATAATAATTGTGCCATAGCCCTTTGTGCTTGCAGATTCAAGTATAAAGTCCATTTCCTGTGTGAGCATGCTCCAACTTGTAGGCTTCGGGAGTCTGCGAACATTCATTCTTGATGTACTTCCTTCACAGTCAATGAAAACGGCTCCTGGGAAATGTGTTGCAAGTGTAGATTTGCCTACACCCTCCTGACCGTAAATAACTGCTTTCAGCCCTACGCCGGTCTGTACACCGTTTGTTTCTTCAAAATTCATATTTTTTCCTCCTTAAAGTTTTAAAATGTTCCTGCTGTCCAAGAATTTGTTATAGGTGCAACAGGTTCAGGCTCGTGTGAATATCCGTCCTCGATTATGATGCTACATTCAGAGCCGGTAGAAACTCTCGTTGCGATTGCCTGTAAGCCTTCTGATTCAAGCCACAATCCAAATTCTGAAAGTGTATCAGTATCCATTTGTTCAAGCTTGTCCAGAAGAACGAATCCGCATTCAGGATTGAGTCGGCGTACAATCGCTGTCGCAACTCTAAGCTGTTCCGAGCCTGACATGTTGTCCCATTTCTGATGCTTATATGTAAGCTCACCATCTTCAACTGAAAGTTCTTCAAGCGGAAGGTCGGCACTATGAAGAAGGTCGTATTTTTTCTTACGTATTTCTTCAATCTCGAGATTCATTGAGGTATACTGGTCACGATATCCTTTAGCTTCTTCTTCTGCTTTTTCTTTGTCCAGATTAGCACGAATTTTAGTATTTATCAGGTCAATTTCTGCTATATTCTTTTCAAGTTCTGCTGTTGACTCGTCATGCAGGTCTTCGGCAGATTTCAAAGCAGTCTGAGCATTTTCATAAGCCTTGTCAAAATTCTTTTTGGCATCTTCAAGTTTCTGACGTGCTTCTTCAAGCTCACGCTCATAGCGTTCTTTAAGCTGACGTTTACGCTGATTTTCACCGTTACGGGCAAGAATTTCCTGTTGCTGACGGATAAGCTCCGAAACTGATACAGGCATTTCAGGAACTCCTTCATATTTTTCCATTTCAGCCGCATGTTTTGTTTTCTGGTCTGCTATCTGTCCGACAGCATGTCGCTGAGCATAAAGCTCCTTCTCCTGATGTTCAAGGTCAGCAAGCTGATTTCCCACGCCGATTATATGAAGCAGGATATCCGCCTTTTCCTTGTTTGTGGAGTTCATAAATTTCGGAAGGTCAAGTGCAAGGGGTTCAAGGAAGCTGTTAAGGAGCTGTTGACCTGACTTATTTCCGTAAGGGTCTGTAACTTTCAGGGAACTGTTTTTGCCTTTGCGTTCAACTACAATGCCATTGCTTAAAGTTACTTTCAGATTAGGTGGAAGCAAAGCCCCCTCACGCTGAGCCTTTGAGGGACGGTATTTATCACCGCCAAGACCCCAGCATACCGCATCAAGAACAGAAGTTTTTCCCTGATTGTTTCTTCCGCCTATGATAGTCAAGCCGTTCTGTGAAGGTTCAAGAGCTACTGCCTTTATACGCTTCACATTTTCGATTTCAAGAGTGTTAATTTTTACTGACATAATAATTCCTCCTTCCAGATTATCTCAGCTTATCGATTGTTCGATTTGTAAGCGTTACAATTCTTTCAAGCTTTTCAAGAAAAAAGCTATTATACTGTGAAAATGATTCGCTGTTTTCTTCTACAAAAGCTGTAAGACGACTCATAGCATCAACAGCACTTATCGTATATGCTCTGAACTGTCCCTCAACATTTTTTTCAGAAGCGTTTGTGTTTGTGCTGACTTCTTTGCTTTTCAGATTTTCAAGTTCCGCCTTATGCTTTTCACGCTCCTCATTAAGCTTTGCGGTAAGCTCATCAATCTTTGTTGTATCTTCATAGCAATCGTGTGGCTGATTTTCAAGCTCTTTAATCTGATTTTCAAGACGCTGAATCGTTTCTTCCGAGTCGGCTCTTTCACTTTCAAAGCCGTTAATTTCTTCAACGAGTTGCAAGTTCTTTTTAAGAAGCTTGTCCTGACGTTCTTTTGCAGACTTTTTGTCATTTTCAAGTGACTTTTTATCTTCTTCCAACTTTTTATTTGTTTCCTGAAGCTCGGCAAGTTTCGCCTTTAACTCTCTAAAAGAGGTTTTTTCGAGGTCGGTGTTTTCTACGATTTCGTTTCTAGTTGCTTCGTCCAGTTTTGC